AAGTACCACGGCGAGTTTATTCACGCTATGGCTATTGCTGTTACGACAATGCCGACCAGATGTCTTAGTTTCCAAGTGATATTTACTGGAGCTGAGACGTACGACGAGGACGATGAGCCTAACGTGCATGGAGGTGCTATGTGGGCACGTATGCCGATTACAGCGTTAGTAGGGGACACCCCGCTAGACGAATGGCCCGAACCCATGCCCGTATGGGCTGCACAGCCTTGGGATTGCAGTTCGAGGGATCACGCTGTGTACGTGCTTGACAGAGCCACACCGTGCCCTTGGATGGCTAAGATAGACGGGGAGATGTACCCCGCCAAGTATATGTTCACAGTGGACTATACGAACAACGAGATTGCAGATGACCCTGCACAACACAAGCAGAGTCATGTGATGGAGTTACTGGATGCTGGCCCATATACGGGTAACATTGTAGCTCTACCAAACAATAGGGTGCGGGTGACACATCCCGCTTGGTTTGAAACAGGAGAGGGGGCACCAGACTTTAAGCCTTCTCAACACGTTCACTACAGCAAGTCTGATCTGGACTACACGCTGGACGTGAATCAAGTATTTGACAATCTGTACGCAGGCGATGACTAATGCCCGCTAAGAGTGAAAAACAACGTAGGTTTATGGCTGCTGTAGCCAATAACCCTAAATTTGCCAAGAAAGCTGGAGTGCCGCAGGCCGTAGGAGAAGAGTTTATGGAGCCGAAGAAGATGTTTTTAGGTGGTTTGTTGGGGCGTAAGACGAAAGACGCACCGATTAAGAAAGCCACCCATCGGGGCAAAGGGCCGGGCCGTACGCGGCAGACTCGTATGGACGATATGAAAGAGGCCCAAGACGCACAAAAACCCGGAGGTGTTTCAGACCGTAAGCAAGTATTTGCTAATGGCGCATTGGACGTTAAGAAAGCGCCTACAACCGCACCTCGCCCACCTAAAGCAGAAGCTCCTGCGAAACCAATAGCTAATAAGCCGCCACGTCCGTTACGCGGCACGGTGACTGGCAAAGGCGGACGCAATGTTGGTGAAGGCCAAGATAAGCGTGCCAATGTAACTCGTGAACAGCTAAAAGAAACAGGCATGACTCTTCGTCAGTACCTAAACTTCATGGATAAAGAGGGTAAGCGTCCACCTAAGAAGTCTGGAGTGGATAAAGTACCCAACAAAAGAGACCCACGTAAGAAATACGCTGGTGGCGGCATGATGAAGTCTAAGGGCTATGCCAAAGGTGGCGCTATGAAGACCAAAGGCTACAAAGCTGGCGGTAAAGTTCGCGGTGCCGGTATCGCTCGTAAGGGTGTACGTCCAGCGAAGATGCGTTAGGAGTTAGGTATGCGCGATGAGTATTTAATTGGGAAAGAAGTATCTAGGTACAGTGCGGATTCTCGTAAACCAAAACAAGAGAAGAAAGTATCTAAAACTAAGCGTGGGCCAAGAAGAAAGCTAACGAGTGAACGAAACAGAGAGCCTGATACTATTGGCCCCGGTAGGAATACTAGAGGTTATGTAGTTGAGCCAGCTAAGTTTGTAGCTGGAGACGAACCGGGAACCGTTGATATAGAACGAAAAGCTTACAAACGAAAAAATGGGAAGGGTAGTGCCAAGGCAGTAGATTTTAAGAAAGGTGGCAAAGTAAGAGGCGCAGGCATTGCTCGTAAGGGCGTACGTCCAGCGAAGATTCGATGAGACGCTACTATAAGTCAGGCGGGAAGATATGTGCGAAGGGAAAGGCTTGGGCCAAACGTACCTTCGACACGTACCCGTCTGCTTATGCGAATATGGCAGCTTCTAAGTATTGCAAAGATCCTAATTATGCAAAGGGTAGCAAGAAGAAGAGTAAGTAATGGGTGATTTGAAGAAATGGCGTGACCAGAAATGGGTTCGTATCGGCACCGATGGCAAGATCAAAGGTGAATGCGGCACGTCTAAAAACAAAAAGAACCCAGATCGTTGCCTACCGTTATCCAAGGCACGGTCTTTAAGCCAATCTGAGCGAGCTACTACGGCACGTAAGAAGAAAAAGGCTGGTGCTAGAGGGCAGCAGGTGGTGTCTAATACCCCTAAAGCCAAGGTTAGAACGGCAAAGGCCGGTGGTCAGATACGCGCAAACCATAGAGGTTGCGGTGCAGTAATGAATAACAGGCGTAAAAAGACCCTGTACGTATAGGAACAGACAATGGCTACATCTGGAACAACTGCATTTAACATGGACTTCACGGAAATCGCTGAAGAGGCGTGGGAGCGTGCTGGTCGTGAAATGCGTTCTGGATATGATCTACGCACTGCCAGACGCTCTATGAACTTAATGACCATTGAGTGGCAAAACCGTGGCATTAACATGTGGACGATTGACGAAGGTACGTTAAGCCTTACGCAAGGTACTTCTGAGTACACGTTACCTGCTGACACCATAGACTTGCTAGAACAACAAATTCGTACGGGCAGCGGTAATGCCACCACGCAATCAGATTTAACTATAAGTCGTATCAGTGTTAGCACGTATGCTTCTATACCTAACAAGTTAACGCAAGGTAGGCCGATTCAAGTATTTGTAGAGCGCCTGCGAGATGCCCCCAAAATCAATGTGTGGCCCGTTCCAGACAACAATAACTACGTATTCTACTATTGGCGTATGCGGCGTATAGAAGACGCAGGAGGCGGCGTAGAGACCGCTGATATGAACTTCAGGTTCTTCCCGTGTTTGGTAGCGGGTCTTGCGTACTATATCGCTATGAAAGAGCCAGAGCTGGTGGATCGTGTGGCTATGCTCAAACAAGCGTACGAAGAACAATTTGCACTGGCGGCGGGGGAAGACAGAGAAAAGACATCCGCACGCTTTGTGCCGCGTATCGGTAGAGCCTAGCAATGTCGAACCGTTTTGCGTCGTCTAAAAAGGCCATCGCGGAGTGTGATGTCTGCGGGTTTCGTTACAAGTTACGAGAGTTGAAGAAGTTAGTACGTAAAGGCATAGATACGAACATAAAGGCTTGCCCAGAGTGTTGGAACCCAGACCAACCGCAGCTAAAGCTAGGTGAGACCCCAGTGGACGATCCGCAGGCTATTCGAGATCCACGCCCTGATTTTGCTGGGTATGTGCAGAACAGAGATATACAATGGGGTTGGAACCCTGTAGGTATGGGGTTTGACCCATTTAACCTGACACCTAATGATTTGGTTGGGACGGGTCAGATAGGTACAGTAACAGTAACAACTTAGAGTCGTGATATGAAAGCACCAAAAGTAGTTAAGACCGTAGGATGGCCTACACCAGTAGAAGTAAAAGACGCGCCTAAGCCTGATATGAAGGGTGTTAAGACCACAGGCGTCAAAGTACGTGGTGTTGGCGCTGCAACGAAAGGCACGATGGCCCGTGGCCCTATGGCGTAAGATATGAATTACACCGAGTTAAAAGCAAACATTCAGGACATCTGTGAAACTTCTTTTACGGACGACCAGCTTGCTATGTTCACAGAACAGGCAGAGCAGAAGATATACAACGCCGTGCAGATACCCGCGCTGCGTAAGAATGTCACTGGCACTTTGACTTCTGGTGTTAAGTACCTGTCAACGCCCGCTGACTTCTTGTACTCGTACAGCCTTGCTGTTGTAGATGGTAGTGGTAACTATTCGTTCTTGCTGAATAAAGACGTTAACTTTATGCGTGAGGCGTACCCTAATCCTACCGCTACAGCGTTACCCAAACACTACGGCTACTTCGACGATGACACTATTATTCTCGGGCCTACTCCAGACAGCGGGTACACAATGGAATTGCATTATGGGTACTACCCAGAGTCTATAGTTACCGCAGGTACTACGTGGCTTGGAGAAGAGTTTGACTCCGCTTTGTTAAACGGAGCATTAGTTGAGGCTTTACGGTTTATGAAGGGTGAGCCTGATTTAGTTGCCTTGTACGATAAGATGTATGTACAGGCTCTTGGGCTTCTTAAGGTTCTGGGCGATGGTAAGTTGCGGGAAGACACTTACCGTTCAGGTCAATTTCGCGTTCCAGTTAGTTAGGAAAAACAATGGCTATAACACAAGCTATGTGCACTTCTTTTAAGAAAGCTCTCCTCGACGGGGAGATGGATTTTAGTAGTGACACATCTCAAACATATAAGATTGCCCTTTACACATCGTCAGCTACGTTAGATGCGTCTACCACGGCATACTCAGTTACGAACGAAGTATCTGGTACAGGCTACTCGGCTGGAGGAAACACGTTAACGGTTGTTGCCCCCACAACGTCTGGCACTACTGCGTTCTTGGATTTCGATGATACTACGTGGTCTACAGCTACTATTACGGCGCGGGGAGCGTTGATCTACCAGTCTGGTGGAAGTAATCCCGCTGTTGCGGTACTTGATTTTGGTGCGGATAAAACCTCTACCGCAGGTGATTTCCAGATCCAATTTCCTACCGCAGATGCCACCAACGCTATTATCCGTATAGCCTAGATATATGGCCTCCTCCGTTGAATACGTGGGGTGGGGGTCTACTGCTTGGGGCCAAGGCTCTTGGGGTACTGACCTAACTGTTGTATCAGTAGACGGCGTGTCCGCTACTGGAGCTGTTGGTTCCGTATTGGTAGTAGCTGAAGCCGTTGTTACCCTCACGGGGGTCTCTAGCACTGGCACTCTAGGCACTGCTACAGCCACCGGCACAGCAAATGTGTACCCATCAGGTCTGGCGGGTACGGGCACTATTGGTACGGTTACAGTATCTGCTGACGCGGTAGTATCTCCCACAGGGCTAGCCGCCACAGGAGATGTAGGCTCAGTTGCGGTAGTTGCAGACGCTAATGTATCGGTTACAGGTCTAGCAGCTACTGGGGCGTTAGGTTCCGTTGTAGTAGCCGCTAATGCCGATATACCTGTTACGGGGCTTGCAGCAAGTGGTGGTGTAGGGGCAGTCAGCATAATAGCTGAAGCCGTTGTTAGTCCTACTGGAGTAGCAGCTACAGGGGCAGTAGGGACAGTGTTCATTGCCTTTGGCAAAACGGTATTCCCGACAGGAGTATTTGCTACCGGCAGTATTGGTAATGTTGTAGTATCGGGTAACGTAGATATACTCGCTACGGGCCTAACCGCAACAGGCGCTATAGGTACGGTAAATGTCTGGGGAGAAATAGATACAAACCAGAACCCAGACTGGCAAGGGATTACAGATACACAATCGCCTTCTTGGAGCGAAATATCAGCTTCTCAAGACCCAAGTTGGCAAAATGTTACGGACACACAATCGCCTTCTTGGGGCGCTGTAGATGGTGCACAAAGTCCAAATTGGCAAGAAATAGCCGCATGAGGTTTTAGATGACAACTCAATATACGACAATTCTGAAGCTCGCCTTACCAGTTCAGGGCGAATTAAGCGGTACATGGGGCGATGTCGTTAACGACAATATCACTTCGATGGTTGAAGAAGCTGTTGCAGGCCGCAAGGTAATTGATACATGGACTGCTAACTCGCACACGTTAACCAGCGCAGACGGCACCACATCCGAATCGCGTGCAGCAATACTAACGCTTACTGACACAGGCACCGCACTAACAGGTGCAGGTACGGTTGTGTGCCCTGCCCTATCTAAAGTCTATATTGTCGAAAACAGTACGGCGCAAGTAATCACCATTAAGACCTCCGGCGGTACTGGCATAGCAGTACCTGTTGGTAGAAACATGGTCGTATTCTGTGATGGCACTAACGTAGAAGAAGGCATCAGTAACATTGCCAGCCTCTCTATTGGCGGCGACGGAGCCACGGTTACAGGTATTAAAGACGAGGACGACATGTCCTCTGATAGCGCCACAAAACTAGCTACTCAGCAGTCCATCAAAGCGTACGTAGACAGTCAAGTCGGTGCTAATAACGAATTATCAGAAGTTCTTGCCAACGGCAATACCACAGGCGGCACAGACATTTCGGTCTCGTCAGGCGACGACATCACTTTTGCTGATTCTTCCAAGGCTATCTTCGGTGCTGGCTCTGACCTACAGATTTATCATTCAGGTTCTGGAAGTTTTGTAGATGAGCAAGGGACTGGTTCATTATACATTCGAGCAACAAACTTATTTTTACG